TACTGAATTCAAATTATATTTGTTTAACAAAGGCATTAATGTAGACAGTAATTTATTTGATCTTAAATTTAATCCACCTCAAAACTTTGCTGCTTATCGTCAGGCAGAAATGGATACGGCGAGAGTAGGCACATTTACCACTATGGTTGACGTTCCGTTTGTTAGTAAACGATTTGCTATGAAAAGATTCTTAGGAATGACTACAGAAGAAATCGCAGAAAACGAAAAAATGTGGAGAGAAGAAAATGTCGATCAGGGAGCTAATTTGAGCGCCAGCGCAGAACTACGCAGCGCAGGCATCACTGCTACTGGTATAACTGGAGACATAGACAGTCTAGGCAGTCAAACAACACCACCTGAAGATCTAGAAGGTGATGACGCAGGATTAGATGCAGGTATGCCTAGTGCTACTCCTGCTGAGACTCCTTCTCCTATGTAAAATTTGGTAAATATTGTCATGCTATTACAAGAATTCATTTATTTCGAGCAAGACAAACCGGGTCTCAATACTAACGATAGATACGATTCTGATCGTGATACTAGTGTCATTACTAACAGTGATAATAGAAAATCTCGATTAACATTGAAGATGTTAAACAGTTTGAGAAAAGCAGGCGATGCTAGAGAAATAGAAACTAGAGAAGACTTAGAACTAGTTAGAATAATGTATGCTACACCTGCGGAAGCCGAAGAATAATCACTTAATTTAATTTTTTATTGCTAAAAATAAATATTTTTACAAAAAAATTAACTTTAAAGAATAAATCTTCAAATATTCTGTCAAGAACGGCTCGTTTTTGGCCTATTTCGTATAAGTATATCATCTTGGCTGTAAATACATCGACAGCCTTGCCGCATCTAATTAAGGAGAACCCGCAATGTCTAAAAAGTTTGAACAACTTCTAGATTATCTAGTCAACGAAGAAATGGACAAGGCAAACGAATTGTTTCATGAAATCGTTGTAGAAAAATCTAGAGAAATCTATGAAAATATGATTGCCGAAGAGGCAGAAGAAGAGTCAGTAGAAGAAGCTGACGATATGGAAGAAGAGTCAGTAGAAGAAACCGATGATACAGATGAAGATCCTGTAGAAGAAGGTGACTACATGGATGATGATTCCGTAGAAGAAGGTTTTGGTGATGATAGCATGGAGCCAGAAGACGGTGATGAAACATCAATGTCTATCGGTGGTACCAATGAGCCATCAGACAGTCTACCAGCAGACGTCCAAGAACCAGAAATGGGCGAAGAAGTCAGCCAAGGCGAAGAACAAATTTTAGATATTCTTGCTCAATTAAAGAGCGAGTTTGAAGACATTGTTGCTAAGAACGGTGCAGGATCAAACGACACTGCCGCTGAGCCAGAATTTGACGACGAAAGTGATGACGAAGAAAATCCATTCGACAACAAAGACGGCGACGACGAAGAAGGCGACGACGAAGAAGATAAAGAAAAAGAAGAAAGCATGGGCCAACCAATGCGTGAATACATTGAAAATGTAGGCATGAACTGGGAAAAGAATGCTATGAAATCTCCAGGCCCAGTAGGTTCTGGTAAAGGTGACAAAGCTGGTCAAACAGCAGTTGACGGTGGCAGAAGCCCAGTTAGCAGCGGTAAAGGCAAGCCAACAACTGGCGCAACTGCACATAATATCTTAGGTGATAGAAAAGCAGGTGCAGGCACTAACACAGGAACTAGTCCAGCTAAAGCAGACATGGGTGTTGTTAAGTCAGGCGGCAAGTTTGTAGGTAATAGCACACATAATGTAGACAACGTTAAGAGCGGTGTTAAGACATTGAGCAAGGTTGCAAACGGTCACGGAGCTGAGAAGAAAGGTTCTGGTCCAGGTCCAGTTGGTAGTGGTTCGGGCGACAAAGCTGGTCAAACTAGCGTTGGCGTAGTAAAGAGCCCACTAAACGGCGCACCAGGTCGCAACGCATAATTAGAGAATCCTAATGAAATTAGCTTATCTAAGAGAACATTTAAGTTTTGATCAATCTGGTATTGTATTAGAGTCTGACGACAAAGACGGCAAAAACCTTTTTCTTAAAGGTATTGCCATCCAAGGCGGAATTCGCAATCAAAACCAGCGGGTTTATCCGGTTAGAGAAATCGAAACCGCAGTTAAGACCTTAAACGACCAGATTCAAAACGGTTACAGTGTTTTAGGAGAAGTTGATCATCCGGATGATCTTAAAGTAAATTTAGACCGTGTCAGCCACATGATCACAAACATGTGGATGGAAGGTCCTAATGGATATGGTAAGATGAAAATTTTACCAACTCCGATGGGTAACTTGATTCGTACTATGCTCGAAGCAGGCGTAAAACTTGGTGTTAGTTCACGAGGCAGCGGTAACGTTGACGAAGGAACTGGAGAAGTAGCAGACTTTGAGATTATTACAGTCGATATCGTTGCTCAACCTTCGGCGCCAGGAGCTTATCCTACACCGGTCTATGAAAACCTGATGAACAGTCGTGGTGGCAGTAGAGCGTTTAGGGTCGCGCAAGAAGTACAACAAGATCCGAAAGCACAAAAGTATCTCCGCGAGGCGATGCTTAACATAATTAACGGTTTGAAATAACCGTATAGGAGAACGTGATGTTGGACGCATTCAAACAATTAGTAGAATCCGGCGTAATGACAGATGACACCGTCAATGTTATTGAGTCTGCTTTTACTAAAAAGATTCAAGAGAATCGCGACCTAGTCACTGCTGAACTTCGTGAAGAATTTGCACAAAAATACAATCATGACAGAAATGTTATGGTTGAAGCAATCGACAAGATGTTGAGCGAGAGATTGGCCGCAGAAATGGCTGAACTTGCTGGAGATAAAAGAGCACTAGCGGAAGCTAGAGTTGCTTATCAACACAAGATGACCGAAGACTCTAAGAGATTAGAAGGCTTTGTTTTAAATCAGCTAGGAAGAGAATTGGTAGAGTTCCAAAACGATCGTCAGAAAGTTTCGGAAAACTTCCAGAGACTTGAACAGTTCGTGGTTCACGCACTGGCCAAGGAAATCAACGAATTTGCCGTTGACAAACAAGATTTAGCAGAAACGAAAGTTAAGCTAGTCCGTGAAGCAAAGAGCAAGTTTGAAGAAATCAAGCAGAAATTCATTGAGCGAAGTTCCGCAGTTGTTCAAGAAGCAGTTACTACAAAACTAACATCTGAAATCAAGCAATTGAAAGAAGATATTGATGGTGCTCGCGAGAACAATTTTGGTCGTCGTTTATTTGAAGCATTTGCACAAGAGTTTTCGACGTCTTACCTGAATGAAAAATCTGAAACAAGTAAATTGTTAAGGATTATTCAGCAGAAAGAATCGGCTCTAGCAGAAGCAAAAAATGTTATTGCAGAAAAAGAGACAATTGTCGAATCTAGAGACCGAGAAATTCGTAAAACTAAAGATTTGATGGAACGCAAGTCTGTAATGAACGAAATGTTAGGAACTTTAAGTTCTGACAAAAAAGAGGTAATGCGATCGTTATTGGAGAGTGTTCGCACTCCAAAATTGCGCGAAGCATTTGATAAATACCTACCAGCAGTAATTGACGGCTATAAGAAAAAAGCAACGACTGAAAAAGTTGCATTAACTGAAAGCATAGAAGTAACTGGCGATAAGGAATCCAAGTCATCGGTAGGCTTAGATAATATTTTAGATATCCGCAAATTAGCGGGACTAAAATAAATTTAAAATTCAAGGAGACAATAAATGTCACAATTATTAAACGAAAGATGGTCTGAGACCAAAGAAGCTCTGCTTGAAGGCCTATCCGGTGTCCGCAAAGCAAGCATGAATGTGTGTTTAGAAAACACACGTAAGTATCTAGCAGAAAGTGCTACAGCAGGCGCAACCAGTTCTGGTAACATTGCAACTCTAAACAGAGTTATTCTACCAGTTATTCGTCGTGTTATGCCAACTGTTATTGCCAACGAAATCATTGGTGTTCAGCCTATGACTGGTCCAGTTGGTCAGATCCACACTCTACGTGTACGTTATGCAGATAACGGAGACAACGTAGTAGCTGGTGAAGAAGCATTGAGCCCATTCAAGATTGCTAGTGCTTACTCTGGTAACAACGTTGACAGCAATCCAAAAGCTAATAACACTAGCTCTTTAGAAGGTCAGCCAGGCAAGCGTATGAGCATTCAAATCTTGAAGGCTCCAGTCGAAGCTAAGTCTCGTAAACTAAGCGCTCGTTGGACATTCGAAGCTGCTCAAGATGCACAAGCCCAACAAGGTATTGACATCGAAGCAGAAATCATGGCTGCTCTAGCACAAGAAATTACTGCTGAAATCGATCAAGAAATCTTAGGTTCTTTACGTGCCTTGGCTTCCGTTGAGCAAACATATGACCAGAGTCTAGTTTCTGGAACAGCTACATTCGTCGGTGACGAGCACGCTGCTCTAGCTATCCAGATTAATCGTGTTGCTAACTTGATCGCTCAGCGCACACGTCGTGGTGCAGCTAACTGGGCTGTTGTTTCTAACCAGGCTCTAACGATCCTACAAAGCGCAACAACTTCAGCTTTTGCTCGTACTACAGAAGGCACATTCGAAGCTCCTACAAACACTAAGTTTGTTGGTACATTGAACGGTGCTATGCGTGTATATGTTGATGCATACAAGGCTGACAGTGATGACAATAACCAAGTTCTATTAGGTTATAAGGGTACAAGCGAAGCAGATGCTGCTGCGTTCTATTGCCCATATATTCCGTTGATGAGCTCTGGTGTTGTTCTAGATCCTAACACCTTTGAGCCAGTAGTTGGCTTCCTAACACGTTACGGCTATGTTGAATTAAACAACACAGCAAGTTCGTTAGGTAACGCTGCTGACTACCTAGGTAAAGTTGCTATTACAGCCGCAACAGTAAGCTTCAGATAATCAAATATTGAAGTTTTCAAACTACAAACCCTGCTTCGGCAGGGTTTTTTGTTAAATACTATTCTAGATTATTATGCGGTCCCCGCCGCGTAGGGCCTAGAACGCTCATAATTCAAAGGAGAAACAAATGGGACGTCCTATTAATAAGAAATTTTTTGGTAATACAAACAGTCCGTATGACGACGGACAAACAGGTGGTGCTACTGGTGTAGGTGGTGAAGGCATTGCTGCTATTGCACCTTTATCAACCACTACTAACTACAGCACTTCAACAGCAGTAACATGGCAAGCTGGCGTTCCTACTATTCCTAGTGGAACAAGAGCATCTGGTACAGTAACTGTTAATGCAAGCGGAGTTGCAACTGCACTTACAGTTCTAGTTCCTGGTAGCGGTTACACTACTACTGCAACAACATTAACATTTACACCAAACCCTGTTACAACTGGAACATTCTTGATTAGTTTAACAACTGGCAGACAGAATGCTCTAAACTTCACAGCATGGGTTCCTACAGCAAGCAACGGTACAGTTAATTCTGGCGGTAGCGCAGTAATTGGTGATATTGTTAAACAACAAGGTACAAGCCGTTACTATGTTAAGACTGCTCAAGGGTACGGCGTATGTAAGTTAGTAGCTGCTGCTGCCACTATCGGTACAATGGTATTGCTAGCAACTGATGCAAATGGCAACACATATTATGTAACTCGTTTAGCATCTAAGAAAGCTCGTTTGACTAGGTTAACTCAAAACGGAGCAAATGCATGGGTCTATG